TCCACCTACAACATCATATGGATATTCTTCAGGTAGATATAATTTAAATACTCTAGATAATAATTTGAATTCTTGTTTTAATGATGAATATAATCTTTTATGAATAGCAGACATTGTTCTGCTTCCTCTTTCAAGTAAAGCTACAGTTGTACCAACAGCTGCTTGTTGATTACCATCACCTACTTGCATGTCAGCAATAGAAGCAAATCTTTGACCAGCAGAAACAACAACACCCATTAATTGTAATAAAGTTTGAGAAGGTTCTTTGTATGGTAAAGTCATGAATGCATCTCTAAGGTTTCCCCCAGGAGCATCTACGTCTCTCCATTCACCTGGCTGAATAGATTGAGCATCATCTCTAATTCTAATACCACGCATTTTAAATCCTGCTGGTAAATTAGATAAAGTTCCTGCATCAATTAATTGTCTTAAGGCAGAAGTTGCAGTTCTAGATAATCCACCAATCATATGAATCAATCCAAAGCCATAAAATCCTAAGCCTGGTAAAAATTTGAAATGAACAAAGTATTGAATCTTATTTTTTTTAGGATCAGCTATTTCGTAATTTCTACGAATAGATAGAATTTCACGAGAGCCTTCTTCTATCGTCACGATATAAGGAAGTTTAATTCCAGTCATTTCCCCATTGGGATCACGATCTTCAAAGCCCTCGAGATCTAAGTTTACATGACATTCAATAATTGTAAAGATATCTTCGTAGCCTGATTTAGATACACCTTCGATTTCTCTTTCTTTTGATTTTACATCATCTGCTTCTGTTGTTGAATCATCACTTGGAAATAGGTCTATGTCTCTATAGAAACCACCCACTTGTTGTTTTCTTAATTCATTTGCAGACATTTTAATTGTATGCATTATAGCTTCAGCATCATCTAATGATGTTGCTGAATAAGGAACAACTAAATCTTCTGCAGGTACAAATTTAGAAACAGCCCTTCCAAGTATATCATCATAATAAACTTTTTTAAAAGTAGATCCTGATAATGGTAAATAAAATAACATTTGATCAAACTCTGGTTCATATTCTTTCATGACATCCATAATTTGATAGTTCATAAAATCTTTAACTCGTGTTGCTTGATCTTCTTTTTCTCTATTTGAGTTTCCAATAATTTGAGTTCTAACCGGGCCATCTGCTGGTAATAATTCTTTGTAAGCTAATGCTTGAAACTGTGTAACTGCTTCTGCAAGTACAGGATGTGTTGCACCTGATGCACCTTGAAAGGGTTCTGTTCTTTGATCATATTTAAATCCTAATAGATCTAAACCTTGTGTATATGTTTGTTCCCAATCTTGACGTGACGTTTTATAATCTAAAAAGTTTTGATAAAGTTCTGAACCTAATTGTCCTAAAATATCTTCTGGTAATAATTCTGCTAAGTTGTCAAAGTGATTTACACTTTCTCCCTGGCTAAAGGCACCTGGGTCAAAATTAATCTCAACTCCACCATCTGAAGTTGGAGTTATTTCAGTGTTCTCTACACTTGGAATAGACTCTTCAACATTTACAATCTCTTCTGCTGCAGTTGTTGGATCTTCTAACTCAATTGTATTTCTAACTTCGTTTGGTAATGCTTTGTCTATTGTTGCCATTTAATTTCTCCGAGTTTACTATCTTAACCTTATTATATGAAACATTCAAGCCCTGAGGGTTTGGTCCCGATTTAGGTGGTATAGTTCTTGTTAATCTTTTCATTAAACTGGTAATCCCAGATTAACTCTTAATCTTCTCATATATGCATCCATAGTAGGATTGCCTGTATCAGGATTATATGTTGGTGCATATGCTTGTATAGTTCCAATTCCCCCACCACCAGATGGACTTTGTGATGGACCACTTTGAACTGAAGTTGATTCTTGAGTATCATCACTTGGACCTGTTACTCCTCTGTTGGCTGCATCAACTGCTGCAGCTATTCCTCTTGCAGCTAATCCTGCAACTGGTCCAAATGCCATTCCTATTGCTGTTGAAACTGGATTAGCCCTAGCATTTGCAATTGCATTTTGAACTGCGTTTGAAAGAGACCCCATTACTCCTGTATTTGCTGCTGCAGCTGTTGCTGCATCTTCTTGATCTGCTTGAGCTTGTGTGGATATATTATCTGCGGAAATACTTTGTGCATCTGCTTGAGCTGATGCTTGAGCTTCTCCTACTGTTCCACCTTGTGTTCCTGGAGCGTCTCCGGTAGATTCTCCTTCTCCTGATCCTGGTCCTGGTCCTCCATGTCCTGTTCCGTCGTCTGATCCTCCTGGTCCACTATCTCCTGGTCCCCCTGAATCTCCACCAGACGATCCCCCGTCTCCTCCCGATCCACTTCCAGATCCTTGTAGTGATGGAAGTCCAAACGGACCTTTGTTAGGTTTACCTTTTAATGAACCATATAAATTTAAATCTATTAAAATTTTTTCTTCGTCTTTTGTTATGTAAGCAAGTTTTGCAATTGGATGATCTTTAGAAGATCTCCATCTAACAGGAGCGTTAACTGTTTTTTGTTTTCCTAAATAATTTAAAACTCCACCTTGTTTTACAGGTTTTGTTTTACTAGGTTTTTCAATATTAATTTCGTAACTAATTTTCTTCTCAATCATATTAATAATATGTTCTATTTACTCTTGGAGTAACTTCATCTTTATAGTCTTCTGGATGAGAAATCAACCCACCTTGTCTAAATCTCATTAGAGCTTGTGTTGTAGAATCTACTAAATCGTCGTTGTCTCCATGTGGAAAGGCAGCGCATTCTTCAATAACTTCTTGTGCAAACTGTTTACTCTTTGGTGCCCATATCTTTCCAGATTCAAATAATGGTGCAACAGCATTAACTCTTGCATGTTTATCATTACCTTTAGATGGTGTGTAATTTACAACTGGTATTCCCATTTGTCTTAATTCATAAGTAAGTGGTAATCCCGATGCTTTAGCCTCAACTAAAACAGTCTCAGGTTTCCAGTATAAATATTGTTCGTGGGCCAGGCGCCTTAGTTCAGGAAACTCGACACGCTTCTTTATTGAATCTAGCAATATTAAATTTGGACCAGAGTCCTGTGTTGGATAGAACACGCCCCAAGTAGTTATCGCTGAATAATCCGCAGTTTCTTTTTTTAAAAATGCAGTATCGTAAGATTGAATAACATGTTCAATTGGAGGTACGTAATCTTCATCCCAATCCTTCCACCATTCTCTTTTAATAATGGCCCCTTCTTCTGAAGTTGGATTTTGCATATACTGAGCATTCCATTTTGAAATACCAGCTGAAGCTTTAACCGATAGTAAATCTTCTAACTTCCAATACTCAGGCCATACTGGTTTACCACTTGGAAGGATCGCTGGAAACTCTACGACTTCCCATTTATCAGCTTTATCTTCTGCTCCTTGGGCCTTGATCAATTGTGCAGTTAAATCTTTCGTACTCCATCTAGTCATTACTAATACAATTCGTCCACCAGGTTGAAGACGCTGACGTGGACCTGATGTATACCATTCATATGCTTTATCAAATGCCGTTGATGAATTAGCATCTTGCTCTGAATGTGGATCATCGATGATTAATAAATCAGCACCCCTACCGGTCACCGCTCCTTGGACCCCGACAGCGAAGTATTCACCACCTTTATTAGTTTCCCAACGTCCAGCAGCTTTTGAATCTTCTTGTAATCTTGTATCAAATATTTCTCTATACTCGGCTGAATCAATTAAGTTCTTAGCCTTACGACCAAATCTAATTGCAAGTTCTGCAGTATGGGTTGCTTGAATAATTTTTAATTTAGGATTATTCCCAATCATCCATGCTGGTAAAAAGTATGACGCAAATTCTGATTTAGTATGCCTTGGTGGCATGTTGATGATTAATCTTTTTAAATCACCAGATTGCAATCTATTAAATTTATCTGATATTGTTTGATGATGATTACCTTCAATGAAATCTGGCCAAATGTATTTTACAAAAGTTAAAAAATCAGAACGTATTTTTCTATTTTTTACTTTATGAATTTTAGTTAAAAGATTTAATTTCCAATCTTTTCTTACACCAGGATCAGTGATGTTATCAATTTTTTTTAAAATATCTTTATTAAGCATAATATAATTATGGTACCTTAAATGTGTTTAACACCCCCGGGAGTATAAATCCATATGTAATTTTATAACCTATAGGGTC